TAGTGATGTATTCCTTACTGCTCGTATTCGTGCTCGTGTTGTTAAACTTGGATCCAAGGACTGGATGGCCCTTGCTCTACAATCTACCGCATCCGACAACTGAGGTCTTACCTTGGCTGACGAGACCCTCATAGACATAATCGCTGCTGCTTTTGCCGCAGGTGTCCGTGAAGAAGCAAAGAAGCAAGCAAAGACTTCTGGCAAGCGTTCAGTAAAAAGAACCATTGATGCAGTAAAGTCAATACCTGAAGTAATTGAAAAGCGTAAGCGTAAGTCATCCGCGTACAGTCTAAAGTACGGACGTGCATTCAAACAAATTGCTCCTCGATTCAAAAAGAAAGATGGTTCGTGGAAAAAGAACGGTTTCAAGAATACTCAGAAGGCCGCTCACAAATTAGCAAAGACAATGAAGTGATACTATGGATTCGGAAAGAGATAGAATACTACGAATAGAGATACCCTCGTGCATTGTTGCTAAATTAGCGGAAGAAGATGGGTGGACTGATAGAACAGGGATAAACGGATGGAGCATTACGTTCCCAGGTTCAACTGTTCTCCATTGGGAAGGGAGCATTGACCTTTCAGGATATGCACGTGACTACAAAACCTTCTATCCTTCAGGAGGAGTTATTCAACGTGGACCCTATATGGCCGAGGTAGGTGGGGAAGGATCTATCACTTACACAGTTATCTCATCAACACCTTTAGACCCTGAAAATGTATTTTATCAATTGTCAGGAATTGGCGGTCCTGGTTTTCTTAATTGGGGCCCTTATGCAGCATCTAATTTAGGAACCGACCAACAAAATTGGAATCAAATTATTTTTGCTGAATCAGAATTAAACGTTCCAAACATCAACATCTCACCAAATTTGGCTGGTATTCAACAACCATTAGAATCTCATCAAAGTGGTTCACTTTCACCTACTGCTGCTCAAGTGTTGTATTGTTTAAAAATGATATTCCCATTCTCTTCTGGTGTAGGCGTTACTCAAATGTCTATTCCAGCAGCACGTGTAATTCTACCTGGCACAATGGATCAAGAACCTGAACTCGAATACATGATGCGACTCTCGAGAAGCGTTCAACTTGCGAACCAGGTTTGATTCAAATGCCAATTGGAGACCCGGCAGGACCTATTCTTTGGTTGCTACGTCGAGGGGAGGCTTTGGCTCCCGTTCCATTCGTTAAGATGCTATTAGGAACTGCTGAACTTGCAGTCATTACTGCTGAGTACGCGGCAACAGGTTCTGGAGCTTCAGCAAACTTGTATTCACCAGAGATTCAAAAGTACCAGCATTCAGCATTAGGCAGTACGCGGGTGATATGATGTCGTCAAGACAAGAAGCCCTTGATGCTGCATTCCTCGCAGGTTACAATCATGGAGCACGTACCGTCGTGAACGACTTCAACTCTGGTGCTTTGCTCCTCGGTCACACTTGGCGAAACTTACGTAGTTTGGGTAACGTCGTTATCAAACGAATCAAGACGCATCCGAGAAACAAGAAGTATTAATTCCTGCATCGGTCTTTGTTCCAGAACATATCTCGACATCTCGATTTGCCAGTGTTGCACGTCGGACATCTCCATTCACTCACAGTCGCAAGTAATTTATTTGGGTTGTAAGACAATCGCCAATACTGACTACAATTACCACATGACAGACCAATGACTCTTGCTCCTCCTGAGCGAGCGGTAGGTAGTGCCATGTGATTGCCACAGTCGCATTTGTAATTAGCAGTCATTCTAATTCCTCCAAGTTCGGGCAATCTGCTGTCCAGTGTCCAGCAAGCAAGCAATTCCTGCAAAGGTAGTTCTTCATAGGTTGAGGCTTCTGGTAAGAGGTAGCATCCTTCAAACGATCTTCCTCAGGTGTCTTCATCGGTTTGAGCAACTGGAACCTCAACCATTGAGAGAAGTTCGGCATGTTTTTGGCTACCTTGTACGACTTGTCGCATAGTGATACGGTTTTGTTTCGCATGTTTGAGACGAGGCAGCACAACTATATCAATGCATATGCATGCATTTTGCATATGGTCAGCGCAATACGGACCGCCGGTATTACGGCGTTTGGCTGACAAGTTGTTAAGGTTTATCCGATTTTTTAAGATTTAATCCTTGGCTGAGGCGAACATGTTCGTAATTTATAGGATGTCGGCGTACCCATTATTGCATGGCGACCGCAAAAACTGGCTCCTTTTACCTGACTGAAACTGTGACTTTACCCCTGGGGACCGTTGATAATTCCCGTATCACTGGAACGATTGACCTTGGAGCCTACGTGAACGTAGCAACAGGCCAAGCAATTGCCATTGATTCCGTAGACTTTGTTTACCAGGCAGGAGCAACATTCAACCAGCAAGTCGAATCAATGCTTACAGGGAATGGCGCAGTTAGCGCACAACTCACTGATTTAAACCCTGGAACTGCATTTGTTCGGGCTGACAATCAATCTTTGATCGCTTCAGCTGCTCTGAACATTGACATTGCCAACAACGTTGGAACTCATACCTCCGACCTTTTCCCTGACAACTACGGGACTGCTGGCTCATTGAGCGAGATGTTCATGGTGGTCAATGATACTCTTTACCTTACTGCTGGCCCTGGTGGTGCTAACATTGGCGGTAGTGATGTATTCCTTACTGCTCGTATTCGTGCTCGTGTTGTTAAACTTGGATCCAAGGACTGGATGGCCCTTGCTCTACAATCTACCGCATCCGACAACTGAGGTCTTACCTTGGCTGACGAGACC